GAGCACGGTTCCCACTTCAGGGTCTGGCCTGGTCGAAGTGCTGAGCCTTGAGAATGCTGGCATCCAGGGTGCATCCTCGACCACTGAGGTGATCGACTATGGCAGCTCGCAAGGCTTCTCGGCCAGCCTGGTGACGGGTCAGAGCTACACGATCCCCTGCACGATGAACCTTGACCTGAATGACTCGGGTTACAAGGAGCTGAAGGATGCGGCGCTGAATGCTGCCACTGGTGTCACGGTGCAGTGGTATCGGGAGTCGCCGGAGATGAGCACCACGGGCGATCCTGAGAAGCACGCCGGCATTGCGTTTGTGACTGACTTCAGCGAGGACATCCAAGCAGGGAACGTGGCCAAGGTCAGCTTTACGTTGACTGGTTACGGGGCTTATACCTGGACGGCTGAGACGAACGCCTAAAGCTGACGGCCTGCTAGAGCCTGCCATTGAGCCTTGAAGAAGGGTTCCAGTGGCAGGTTGTCTAGTGCTTTGCCGATCCAGTCCCGTGGTGGGTAGTTCTTGCCGGGGACACCACGGAGGATGTAGCCCGCATAGGTGACGCCACTGTTCCCCCAAGTGAATTCCAGTGTGGTGGCATTGATGCGATTGCGGCGCTGGGATTTGAGGAATGCCCCAGTGTCCACGATGTCTCGTGGGCTGCCTTCAATGGTGCCGTTTCGGCGGTAGGTCGTGAGCGGCCAACTGAACTGCACCAGCTGGATTTCCTCTTTGAGCTGCTGATCCATGGCCTTGCCATAGGCCGTCATGATTGCAGGGATGCGCAGCTTGAGCTGGGTGCCGTTCCAGCCGGTCAGCTTGTAGGAGGCCTTAACGCTGACCATAGATGGCCACCCTGATCCGGTCACCAATGACAGATTGCAGTGTGCTGCCGATCAGCCCTGTTGTGCCATACGGGTGTCGAGCGGCCATGATTTCACAGGTCTTGGCAGCTTGGCCAGCAAAGGCAAGGGTGCCGCGAGTGCCAGGTTTGATCCGAGCATCAAGGGCTTGGGGATTGATGGCATACCCCTCAAAGATTTCGGTGTAGGCCTCAACGCCTGGCAGCTCGGTCTTATCTGGTGAACCCTGCCGCAGGAACGCTGAGATGGTTACATTCTCTGTGGCTGCCGTGACGTTGCCCGTAGTGGCATCCGTGACAGTGCCAGATCTAGGGAGGGCCAGGACGAGGGAAGCATTGGCAAGGGAAGCTAATGCTGATGCCATCGTCTACACGCCTGTGGCATAGGTTTCCGGCAACCTAGAGGCAGTGAAAGAGAGGGGCAGTGGCAGAGTCGCTTGGGCAAGCGGTACTGACGCTGACCGTTGACGATAAGCAGTTCAATGCTGGTCTGAATCAGGCAAAGCAAAAGGCTGAGGGTGCGTTTGCCAGTGTCAAGGGCCCCAATCTTGGCGGTGCATTGGGAGCGATCACCACGGGGTTGGCAGGTGCTGCGGTGTCTGCTGCTGCTGTTGGTGCTGCAGTAGCGGGCATCGGCTTTGCAGCAACGCAGTCTGCTGGACAGATACAGAAGCTGACAGCTGCCTTTACTGGCCTGACTGGTTCTGCTGAAGCTGCTGGGCAACTGCGTCAAGCATTGTTTGATCTAAGCAAGACAACCCCATTCAAGAATGAAGAGATCCTGCAGTCTGCTCAACGTTTCTTGGCTGTGGGTGTCAGCGTTGAAAACCTGAACGGCACCATCAACCGTGTGGGGGCCATTGCAGCGCAGTCTGGCCAGTCGCTTGAACGTTTGGCATTGATCTATGCCCAGGTCTATGCCAAAGGCAGGCTGCAAGGTGAAGAGAACCTTCAGCTGCTTGAGGCTGGTGTTGACCTGACACAAGAGTTGTCGCAGGTGACCGGCTTGTCTGGTCAGGCTTTGCAGGATGCCATGAGCAAAGGGCAGATTGGCATTGATAAATTTAATGCTGCCTTGGTGCTGGCTACTGGTGATATGAAGGCACTGGAGCTGGCAGGCAAGTCAGTTGATACTCAGTTCAACAATATCTTTGATAACCTTGGCCAGCTGTTCGGTGGGTTTGCTACGGCCTTAGCGCCGGCATTATCAGCAGCCTTCCGCGTGATCAACGAGGTCTTTGATTCTGCGTTTCCAGACCTTGATTCAATTACCAAATTCTTTGCCCCGTTGACGCAGGAAGCTCAGCGGTTTGCTCAAGTGCTTGGGGATAGCCCTGGTGTGATTGAAGTAATCGCTGGTGGCCTGCGCAACTTAGGCGAGGTGGTCATTCAGAATATTGCCGATGGCATCAGCTTTGTCAGCAATGTCTTGGAGAACATTGACCAAGAGAAGTTCATCCAAGGGTTTATCAATGCTGAGATCGCAGTTAGGCGGGTCTTTTTGGCTGCGTCTGCGCTTGGTGCTCAGCTGGCCAAAAATGCAGAGCTGTCATTCCGTGCAGTCCGCGATCCTGGCAAGTTCTTTCAGGACATCACCAAGGCTGGTGGCTTTGGGAAGTTTATTGAGAAAGAGTACAAGAATGTTGAGGCCAAGTGGGATGCTTGGGTCAACTCCGAACCTTTGAAATTCCCTGATCTTACTGGCGATGGTAGTGATCAGGCAAGCAAGATCGCTGGTGACCTTGACAGCAAACTAGGCGGTGCTGGTGCCACCTTGGCCAAAAAGGTTGAGGATGCCGCCGTCAAGCTCAAAGAGGCTGCCATTGAGGGCGCCAATGCTTACGTCCAAGCCATCCAAAGGTTGACCGAATCCAGGTTGCAGCTAGCTGAGCTACGTGGCAAACCCGAAGGCCTCAACCGTTTCCTGTCTGGTCAAGAGCAGTTTGACCGCACTCGTAACGCCATCATCAGCCTTGGCCCTGAGCTGAATCAATCCCTCGAGCAAGGGGCCAGCCTGCTCCGTTCTCAAGGTGTCGGCATCGGTCGGGAGTTGTTTGGCAACCTTCGGGCAATCTTTGATAACGCTGTCACTGGTCGCAGCGCCAACCAAGAGGGCCTGCTGGCCTTGACCCAATTCATCCGTGACGTACAGGCCGAGCGTGGGGCAGAAGCTGGTGTGAAGACTGCTGAGCGTGAACTGGCAGACGTGCAGAAAGGCTTGATTACCAGCAACACTGAACTGCGGGATGCCGTGGCTGCCCTTGTCCAGAAAGACTGGAGCGTCCAGGTCAACCTGAATGGAGACAAGGGCGCATCTGTCATCGGTGATGTCGCAGGAGCACTCTGATGACCGTCACCATTGGCACCTTCAGCACCAATGCCCTCACGGCCCAACCCTTCGGCTACGAAGGTGAAGCCCGCACTGGTCTGACTGCTCGCACCTTCCGTATTGCTGGCCTGCTGACCGCTAGCCAGTGGCAAGCTCTGATCACTGAATACAACACCTGGCGAAACGCTCGGATCACCGACGAAGACACGCTGAGCAGTGGCACCGTTGGCACGACCGTCAGCCTGTCCATCACCTCGACCAATGGCTTAAGCGTGACCAGCTTGGCCTGTTGGTTCACTGAGTCCCCCACTGGTGAACAAGCTGGCACCTATGTCTCGGCCACCATCACGCTGGTTGATGCCGCGCAGGCCTTGGCAGTGCTGCTCCGCAGTCAGGAGAAGTCAAGGCAGGAATCTGAAGCCACACGCCCCAGCCTTGGCACGCTGACCTTTGGCTCTGCTGTGGTCACCTTGACCGCTCCCGCTGACACCCGGCAGGACGGGCCTTCTGTTGCGCTGACGGCTACAGGCAAAAGCTATGTGACCGGCCCACTGGTGGCGCACAAGATCCGCCAAGTGGAGGGCTTCATCAGCTCTGGCACGTATGCCAACCTACTCAGCTGGTATGACTCGACAGTGGCCAGTGTGCCTTCTACTGGCACGTGGTTCCCGATCAACCCACCCACAGCCACGGCTGAGGTGATCATCACGGGTGGGGTCAAGGCCACAAGGTACAACGTGCAGATGACCGTGCTGGAGGTGATCTGATGCCGATTGACATCAGGGCGAATGTGACCTGCAGCCTTGGCACGCTGATCAGTGCCAGCGTCAGTGATGACTATGTGCAGGGCAGCGGGCTGATCAAGACCAAGGGCAGCTGTGAGATCAGTGGGCTCATCAGCCCCGCCGTGGGCGCCGTCGTCACCTTCAGCTACACCAAGTCGGGCATCACCCGCTCGGTCCCCCGCAAGCTCCGCGTCCTCTCCAGCTTCGCCGACCCCTACCGCCGCACCACCAAAGTCGAACTCGGCTGCAAGCTGACCTATCTGCAAGACCTCAAAGACCGGCTCAAGTGGGATGCCCTTGACGACCCTGAAAATGAGGAGATCACCGAAGCTGAAAGCCAGATCGTCACCTTCCCCATCAGTGCCACATCAGTTGCTCAAGAATGCCTGACGAAGTTAGGAATCACCGCATCTTCCATCCCGCTGACCAACCGCTTCAGTATTCCTGAGTTTGACTTTGGCAGCGGCTATGTCCAGATCCTTAGCGACCTCCTCGTCTCGGAGTCTTACTGCGGCTACCTAGACTTCAGCGAAACGCTGCAGATCATCAGCCTGGCCGCTCCGCCTGGGACGGGTCCATCATTTGGCACTGACAAGGTGATTGATGTTGGCCCTATCGGTGTTGGCGATCTTGCTGGTGATGCGGTCACCGTCAGCTACAGCACCCTCAAACTCAAGGTGCCCGATGGCACTGAGGTGGCCGAGCGAGAAGAAGGCGAAGACTCACCGACCTCTCTGATTCCCCGTAGCTCATCTGGTTGGGGGACTGATGTTGCCACAACCTCTGCCAGCAGTGTTGCATCTGTGGCCTACACCGCTCCTGATGGCACTGAAATCATTGCCACCTATAACACCAAGACCAGCACCAGTGAACAGACAACTTACGCTAAGCGTATCTTTAAAGGTGAAAACCGCTACGTCGTTGTTCGCCGGCAGATTAACGAAGACACAAGCCTGATTCAGATTGCGGGCAACATCGCCTCGGCATACTTGAGCAATGGTAGAGCGTTCGGCAACAGTCAGGTTTCCTCAACCACTGTAGAAACCTTCGACTACGACATTGAAGGTAACGAAACATTCCGCGAATTGATCCGCACTGGCAGCGCCGCATTCCTGGCCGGTGCAGCCTCTATCAGCTGGGTCTACCCCAATGAGGACGGCAGCAATACGTTCATCCCAATCCCCACTGGAACGGTCACCTTGGAGCGGACCACCGTCAACAGCTATACCAACGGGGACTATCGCAAGACCATCACCCGTCGCTTTCAGCCGTGGATCTACAGCTCTGCAGGTCAACAGGCGATTGCTGAAAGCCGTGAATCAACCTCGACGGTTGATGCGGCCAACTCCATCCTCAGCACGATCTACAACGGCCTTGTGCTAGTTGACGTGACAGTGAACACCACCCGTTCTGCTCCAGGTGCCGGAACACAGGAGGCCCCTTTGCCTGAGGACATCAACAACGAAAATCTGGCCGACTCCAATACGGCAGACCCTGACAACGGTTTCCGCACTGAGAACACAAGCGAGGTTGAGCTGGCACTGGGCAGCCGCACCGCGACACGGCGCATTGAGTTTTCGTTGCCGTATGCCCCTGACGATAGGTTTGTGCGATCTGTCAAATCGGTCAGCCCCACGACTTACAGCTACACCGCTTTCAGCAGTGACGCTCCTACCAAGGCCAAGCTGTACGGCACCACACAGAACCGCATCCTGTTTGGCAACCGCAACGGCATGAACATCCAGACCGTGCCCGAGAACCTACCAGCTGCACCGTTCGGCCCCTTCTACTTGACCGCTAACGGCGTTGTCACCCAGTACCGCACCAACGGCACGTCTTGGACAATGGATTCCGAGGGGATCGTTGCCTCTACTGATGGCCTGTACTGGGGCGTTGTCGGGAGGACCGCATGACCACGATCACCGCCCCGCTGACGTTGCTGACGCTCGCGGCACCTGTGCCCGACGTGGTGCGCAGCTGCGTTGTGTCGCAGCCTTCCCCTCCACCGGCCCCCGGCGAAGAACCACCGTCCCCGGTCACAGTCCCCGGCATCTATACACCCATTGCACCGGGCGTGACCTACGCCAATCTCCCGGTCGCACCGTCAGTCGTTGACACCTCGCCCGACCAGATGATCGGGTGCATCGTCACCGTTGCTGACAACCCCCAAGGCAGGCTGGATGCTCTCTTCCCCTCTGCCGTGAATGGTGATGGGGTCATTGACCGGGCCACCAATGACATCTGGGTCTACAACGGCACCACATGGGACAACGTTGGACCTACCCCAGGTCCGACCATCGTTGCCACTGTGGTCATCCCCCCGTGGAACGAAACTGTCCGTGTCGCTGCCCGCACCCGTACCAAGCTGACCGTCACGTCTCTGCCCTATGCCCTGACGCTCCTAACTGAGCCAGACCCAATCATTACTAAAACCAAGGTATCTGCTCGCCGTCTGCTCAAGCCTGAATCCGTTGCCATCACGCTGGAAGGCCATCCCCCTTACGTCAATGAAACTGTCATCCAGCCGCCAACGGCTACAACTACGCTGAGCAGCTTTGCCCCTGAAATCAGCACTTCGTTTGTGGCGTTAGCTCCATCTGTGGGCTTGCAGCTGACTGCCTTGGCTCCTGTTGCCGTGGGTGGTGGTGCCTCGGTAGTCCTGCAACCTCCAAGCGCTGATATTGCTGTAACAGCGGCAGTCCCGGCAGTGACAAGCACTATCAACGTTTCGGCCATTACCTACAGCCAGTCGTCTGTGTGGTCTGGCTCCACAGCAGCGAGCAACGCCATCATGACCGATGGATCGTTTACGAACACAGGGGCTGCCACCGATCTAGGCACCACCTCATGGGTGCGCATGGATCTCGGCAGCACCAAAGCAGTCGGCAGCGTCATCATCGGCACCGCCACCAGCAACATCCCCGGCGGATGGACAAAAGCGTACACCGAAAACCTGGACGTTGAGTATTCACTGAACGGCACCAGCTGGACAACAGCCTTCAACACCGGCACGTTTGCGGTTAACGGCATCTACACATTCTCAGTAGACTTCTCCGCCCGTTACATCAGAATCGTCGTTGCGGATGAGTACGTGGCAATTTCTGAGTTCTACGCTCTCGCACCAAGTCAGACCTATCCCTAGTAGTCCGTCACCCTGCTACTCGGCAAACTAGGTGCAAAGCTGAACTGCGTTCGTGGCTGTCACAATCTCACTGTATAACCACACAGCAGCCCGCTTCGGCAGCGGCGCAAACGCAGTGGGTGATACCTACAAGCTG